CTGGTTGCTGTAGTAAATCTGACGAAGTTCTGCAAGGCCGTCATCGTCTGAGTCTACGTAGATATAGCACTCGTATACTTCGACTTCCTGCATGGACTCGTCAAGACTCTCCTGCTCAAACGGTTCTTCACCCGGCGAGTACCGAGCGATACGCTCTTCTGTAAAGTCCAGAGAATTAAACTGAGGCAGGCTATAAACCTCGTCTTTGTCGAAGCCCATCTGGACGAGTTCGGTGCGCGGCACAAGCCTACGGTGAGCACAGAAAGGCATCTTCTCCTGACCAAATACAGCCTTCTTACTAACAATAAACTCTTCTGGCGGTACGCACTCAATCGCAACACGACCAGACTTATCTTTCTTCCTAACGGTAACGGTTGACGTTGTTGACATCATCGGCTGACCGTCAAGACCCATCATGACGTTGCCATCAGGCCCGAGCATTTCTTCCTGCTCGATACTCTGCCCGACAATCTCTCGCGTACCATCTGACAGCAACAGAGCTAGTTCAGCATCGGTAAGGTTCCGATACTCTTCCTCGGTAACGTCGATGCGCTCGTCCCAGTAGGCTTTAACCGTACCTGTTTTAGCCGTGAGTGCGTCCCAGAACCATTGATGCAGAATCGCAAAGCCTGGGTTGTCTTTGTAAAACACCCAGTTACAGTAATCGGTAGCTTGTTTAGCGGTTTCTTCGTCACCAGGCCCGACAGGTTCAAACCGAACGATATCGTCGCTTGCAGTGAAAACCCGGATAAGCTGCGGCAATGCACCGTCTACAGATTCGGCAACCTCGCCAGTGACAATCTGGCTGCGCCCGTCGATCTCGTTGCCATACGGGTTTCGCAAGTAGTAATTCAACGCTTCAGCACGCTGACCAGTTGTTTCACTGTCCAGCATCCCAATAGCGTCGTCGATCTCCGCGCTTACGATGGCGGCAAGGCGTCCTTCATCCATTTTTCAGACCTCTTTATATATTGCCGTTTCTCGGGTTGCTCCAGCATTTGCCTGAGTTCTTCGATTTGTTTACGAAGCTCAGCCATGTCTTTTTCATACTGCTGGCGCATTACAATATGACCCTGCGGAATCATCATACAACCCACCTCGTATTGACCTGAATAGATTTACCCCAGGTCGATTGCGTGTCATTGAGCCCGATTGCGAGATACCGAAAAGCGTCCGATCCGTGACTAGACCAGTCGTGCATGGGTCTATCATAGAATACTTTCCGCTTTTCGTCGAAATCTCTACGATAATTTCTCAAACAGTTCAACCCCTCACTAACCTGTGGGACGTTGAACCAGCACCTTGGCAGCATTCGCCTGACAGCCTGTATCCCATCGTCCACAGACATTCTCGGCGCAATCCTGCAATCCAATCCGGCAGCTTGCAGCACCTCGAGGCGAGACTTTCCTGATCCCAGCTCCCGAACCTGAATGTCATGCGGGACGATATGCTCGGCCTTTAGCCAGTCCCGTTCTCTCAGGGTTCGGACGTACCAATCCAAGCCAACCCCGTGGTTCTCTATGTAGTCCAGCAGACGGATCTCCTGGCCATGTACCTGTGCCACCCAGATCGCCGTTGAGTCGCCGATTCCCAAGTCCCAGGCGGCAATGGTCTTGCAGAGGTCATCTCGTTTGATCTCGCAGAATCGCCCCTCGCCTTCCATCTGATTAAGCTGATGACCGTAATACGCACCCTCGATAGCAGCGTGGAATGAGCACTCAAACTCTTGGTCGTACTTATCCCGACCCATCTCGTGCAAAGCATCATCCAGCTCAGCCTGCGGAAGAATGCCTGTCTTGCTGGCCTTGAACTCCAGCAGCTTCCATCCGGGTTCTGTAATCGCCCTGTTTCGCAGGTCATAGAAGTGGTTCTGACCCTTTGGCGTACCGATGAACAGCGCCCATCCTTGTCTGTCGGCTAAGGCAGGGCGGATAACCTCGTTCCATATCTTCGGGTTTTGGTCGCCAACCTCATCCAACACCACTCCGTCGAAATAGCTTCCTCGAAGTGAGTCAGGGTTGTCTGACCCGTATAGCCCGATGCGCCGATCCCAGAAGTCCACCCGCAACTCTGAGATATTGGCCGTTCCCCCAAGAGGCTGGGCAAAGTGAGTTAGGTAATCCCAGGCTACCCGTTTGGCCTGAGAGTACGTTGGGGCAATATAAGCGTACCTGGGTCGTTCCTTCTGACACAGCACCGCAGACTTGATGAGCTGATTGATTGCGCTAACAGTCTTGCCTAGACGCCTGTGAGCCACTACAACGGCAAAACGGTGATCCTCCAGCGCAGAGTGAATCTCCATCTGCTCCGGCCTTGGCGCGTAGGGGATTACGACTTCTCTGACGCCCATCGCACCACAGCCTCAATAGGCCCACCGTTATTACCAGAGATTTCCAACGGCAGCAGCTTAGGATATATCTGCGCCCAAAATACACGCTCGTTCTGCGGGTCTTCCTTCGCCCACTCTACTAGCCTATCAGCTCCACCCAGACCAGCAGCGGCGTAACTGATCGCCTCTTTCACTTGCAGCGTGGTTTTATTCTTCGACCCTTTTGGTCGCCCCATCCCTTTGCGGGTAAAGTTTGCTTCCTCTATTTTACTCACAACGCGCACTCCTACTAAAGTCATGCGAGTTTACTACGCTTTGCTATCAATTCGCTAATATACGGGTCACCTTCCTGCTCTTTGGTCGGCGCATATAACGCTCGCTGACGGTTATCTGTTATCCCTGGCTGGCATAGATAGTACATAGCTAGACTGTTTCTGGTGACGTTATCAGGACAATCTATCGGCTCCGGTAGTCCATGCCATGACCCACGAGTATCGAAAATGACCGCTCGGTTAAATACTGGAGCGATCTCTTTTACTAGCTTTTTCCTGCCGTCGTACAGTCCTAAATGCCCACCCCAGTCTTCATCCCAGTCTGGCGTCAGGTAAACAATAACGTTTAGCCTGCGCTGAAGGTTCAGCTTTGGATGGATGTTGTAATCCAGATGTACGTTGAGCTTGCCACCCCTGCCGTGCTGATGAAGTCCACCACCGTGCAAACCGTAGTCAGCAATGATGTGCTCACCGATTAATGAGCCAAACTCGCCTGCAAGCCCTGCTAGGGTTGTCAACGCTCGGTAAGTCGCTGGCCCGAACCTCTGCCAGTTGTTGCAGGTTTGCTTGATCTCTAACGGGTTGTCGTATCGGAACCAGCATGGGTCGTCTTGATGCGGGAACTCTGCGGCTATTTCGTCCGCCTCTTGCAGGCAGTCATCGGCTATTGCATGCCAGAATGGCTTGTGAAATATCGTTAGGTTCACTCTACGCTCAACATCTTGACTGCCTCTTCTTCACCTGGGAATACGACAAAATTACGAGTGCCTTTGCCGCCACCACGAGAACCTTGGTCTAAGTAACTGACCCCAGGAATTCCAACACTTCTAAGTTTTTGTGCGACTTCCCCAGGGCTTCCGCCTATGTAATTTGCCATTGCATTTGCGCCAGAAATACCTTTCTCCACATTGAACTCAAAACTCTTTCGAATATCAGGATCATCAATTATTGCGTTTCTAATTGCCTTTAAAATTTCTGGCTGATCTTTAAGTGGCTTGTCGTAATCCAGCATCTTGCCAATCATCTCGTCTGGTATGTCTACTGTATAAAAAGCGCCTGGGTCTTTGTAAAAACTTTCTGGCTTTAACAATGAAGCAGCCTTGGCAATTTCCCTACGAGAAGCAACTTCCTTGCTTATTCTATCGGCAAGCTCTGGATTAGTTTTTAAGAAAGCAGCCATTTCATCTGCGGCGTCGTTCCAATATTTAACTGTTTCCACTATCGCGTCTTTAGCACTCATTTTCTGTTGAGTCATTGCGGTGACAACATTATTATGCGCTTGTGCAATTGGGCTATCTGATGGGATAGTTTGAAGTTTTTTCCCGTCTACGGTCACATTGTTTGATAATGCTTCTCTGTATCCCTTAGCAACATCCGGTGACTCAGCAAAGTACAGCCCATGCCCATACGCCTGCGCTCCCTCACCTGTCCCAATCTTAGAAGCGTCAAACTTGCTGAACTTATGCGGACTGCCGTGGTACGCAGTAAGCGCCAACAGCCCCGCAAGCTCATCCGACCCCTTCGCTGCTTGCACAACATCTGCCAGCAACCCAGGCACCTGCGCCGCAGCTTTCATAGCCCCAGCAGGGATACCAGCAGCAGGCATGTTACTCACCGCCTGCCCTGTCCTATACGCTTCCTCTGATCCGTAATCGGGACGTTGCAACCCCAGGAATCCACGACCGAATGGGCCAGCAACATTAGCGAACGGCTGCCCTATATACCGCTGGTAAGTATTGGCAGGGTTTATTGCCTGTAGCAGTTCTTCCAGCGTAGCCATGTCATTTCGCCTTATTCCTTGCGCTGATAGCCTTTGCCTTAGCCTTGGCGTCCGCTTTGGATGACGCACCCCACGCTCTCAGCGACAGCAACAACCTAGTAGGCTCACCGTTCTTGTACTCCGGCCCAGGCATGTTACCCATTCTCGCCAGAAACGATGCTCGCCTCGGATTGTCACCAGACTTGACAGGAGCCTTTAGATTACTCCCAGGGTTCTCTCGCTCGTAAGACTTGCGCCCAGCCTCATTCAACCCCCCTTTGGGGTTCTTGCCAGCCTTGCGAGTCCACGCCGCGCTCATTCTTCTTCCAGCAGCTTGGCGATCTTTAGCAGGATCTTCTGCTTGGGGTTCATCCCCTTGACAGGGCCACCAGACAGCCAACGATCACAGGTCATGTCTTCACTGCACACAAAATCGTTCTGCGTGCAATACCCGTAGTCGTCGTCATCCGTGCCCATGCACTCCATCATCTCCGGTGTCTGGATATATGCTCCGCATTTACCGCAGGAGTATTCCTCCTCGTCGGCTTCCCGGTAGTTAGCAGCAGATACCGCTTTTTCGCGGTTTTTATCGTTTGCCTTCTGATCCTGCGTGACGATTGGGCAGTTCATTTCTTTTTACTCGGGTAGGCTGGAGCGTTATTCTTGGCAGGCTTAGGTTTCTTTTTGTAATTCGGCTGATTGGTGGTGCCCATCATTTTTTCCTTGCTGCACGAAGGTTATCAATTAAATTTGGATAGGGTCTACCCGCAGCCTTAGCCATCGCCTTTGCCGACCGTTTTTCTTTAGCCGACAACGGATCTGGCTTACCCAGCTTTTTAGGACGGGGCTTATCCCAGATCGCTTTCATTTCTTGCGAGCAGGCATCTTAGCGTATGCCTTCTTGGGAGTTTTCTCGATCATCTCTTTGGCTACAGACATCGGCACCCCGACTTTCTTAGCCATCTTCTTGCTGCCAGCGGCTGCGTACATGAGCCTTTGCTGGGCTTTGCTGGTGATAGGCATTCAATCCTCGACATAATGAGATAAGTGGCCGATTCTGCCCCTAACACCTATAGTATCAAGTTCGTGCAAATGTTGTCTAGGTAGAAACTTATAAAAGCCATGCTCAAGGTCAAACACCCCACCAGACCCCCACTTGTGCCAGTGATACTCCTGAATTTCAGACAACGTGTCTCTGATAACCGGAATCAAGTCACGCGAGAACGAGTAGAGCCGAGTCATCAACATGCCAGTCGTGCCGCACTGCTCTGTACTAAACCCGGTAGGTAACGCTCGCTTGAATGTAGCCAGCTTGTGATTGTCAGGTCGGAAGTTATCTGTAAGTTCATACCTTCCAGAAAGTTTGAAGATCCGGTCGTGATTAATCGGCTGGCGTAATAACTCACGCGTCGTATAAACCTCGATAGCAGACTTAACAAACCCTAATTCTTGACGTGCGCTATACACTCGCTTGACATACGGGTCATCCCAGAACGTAAACAACTTCGCTCTGACCGGGATATACCCCACAAACTCGCTAGAAAGACCGTTACGCGACGATTCTGCGATCCAGATATCCGACAAAGGGTAGCGCCTCCAAATCGATTCTAAGCCCTTTAAAGTCTCGGCAAGTCTTGTTTGATCGTTGTTGATAGCAGAGTTGATGAGAAAGATCACCAGACCCTCCGTGTGCTGTTCCAGGCTTGAGTAGCGAATACGTGACCTTTGCCTGAGTACGGCAGGCCAGCAAAGTGGTTCGGCAAGAAATAGTGACTCGGGTAGATCGTGATGTCTCGGTACTGATGTTCGTGCACAGCTCTTGTGATTCTGCCTGGCCCTGACCACTGCCACGGTGGGGCGTCAGGCGTCTCTGACTTCATGTCGGCAATGATCTGACCGATAAGAGGATGTTCTGGTACAGCCCCGACGATACCGTTTGCGATCAAACCGGGTCGTAATAGTTCTGATTCCCAGCAGGCAAATATGTCAGGTTCCAGCAGCCAGTCTTCCAGACTTCTCAGGCATTCGCTGTCAGCGTCCAGTGCGATACCGCCGTACTTGTACAGAATCTCCCAGCGCATACAGTCAGCTACTCCACACAGTTCTTGTGAGTAGTAACGCATAGCGTTAGCAAGGTGCCACGAGTTTTTGAGAGATTCGTTGCCCCAGACTGTTACTTGATAGTCCGGGTTGAGAAGCCTCCAGGTGTTGATCTCTTTGTCTGGGCGCTTAGATTCATCGCCAACCCAAACGAAATGTAGATGTTTGGGGATCATAAAAAAACACCCCTGAAGAGGGGTGAAAACCACAAGGAGACGGGAATCATTGTAGCGACATCCAGTAGATCTGTCTACCCTTTTTAATCGGGGCGACCTTGCCTTCTGACTGAAGTTTTTTTAGCGTGTTTCTGATGTGATCTTGTGTGACCATGTATCGGTCTGCAAAGTCTTTGGTGGTCATCCGTGTCTTTCTGTTTTGCAGCCACCATGTCAGCTTTTCTTCAACTGCCATTGTTGATCTTGCCTCCGGTGAGTTTGTTCGAGTTCTGTGTTGGTCTTGCATCGTCGCATGCTTGCTGGCCCTGAGAAGTGCTTCTCGAATGCTTTTTGATTAGAAAATAGTCGCAAGCACTTAGGGCATTCCATAGTCACCACCAGAATCGACAGATTAAATAAGCCAGCACACAACAGACTAATTCAAGTTCTGTCATTTTCTTGCTGGATTTGTATCTGATGATACAAAGAACGAGAGTCTGCAATCAACTCAATACAGACCTCTCTAGCTTCATCGTACTTGTGGTGAATCAAAAGGTCGTAAACCTGACTGGTCTTCTTCTTGATAGCTAAACAGCCTTCTGAATAATCGAGCATGAATCCTCCCACAAAAGTTTGTTGATACGAAAAGATCGCCTCTGGCTTGATGAAAAACCCGCTACAGCATTCTCGGTTCTATCGTCCATCAGCTTGATGAGCTTAGCCCTGAAAAACTTAGCATCAACATCAAGCCAGTGTAAATAGCTTTCGACAGCATCAGTCCACAAGAATCTGTGAGCGGTTCTGGCTTCATCGGTTAGCTTTGTTTCTCTGCCTACTTTTATCGGCGTGTGGCATGAGTCGTATACAGCCATTCTGATGACAGCGCCGAGTAGTTGTTGTTCTGGAATAAAGTGGTCTGAGACTTCAGTTTGAAAAAAGTGGTTCTGCGTCATTTGGGATCGTCTTCCAGCGTTCATCGAAATATGTATATCCAGAGTTCTCGTAATGTTTACGC